TTTCTGAGAAGATACTGGATAAACTCAGCACGAAGACATTTAGCCTTGACGGCAGCAACAAAACGGTACTTGAGGCACTGGCTGAACTGTACCAGGCTGACGATGTTCTAAACGCAAGGATAGATAACATCATCACTCCAAGCGGACAGGCTTCGCTGTCAGAGTTGATTGATGTGCGTACAAACTGGCTCGGACAGACATTTGGAAGTGCAGGAGAAGCCGTTAGGGTATCCGACAAACTGAATGGCGGTTACTTGCCGTTTGGGTATACATCTGAGGTGGAAAGAACAGAGCCGCAGGTGACAATATCCGCTGGGTTTATCGATGTGCAGCATTACAAAGGTGGCAGGATTATAGTTGCCACTGTCGCTGGAGCATCGCTCGTGCCGTACAGTGGCCAGTCATCAGCAATTGGCTTAAACAATTCTCCGACAATGGATGGCGGTTTCTTCTTGGAGCATGATGATAAACCAGGTGCAACACATCCTATCAGTCAATATCTTGACAATTATCACGAAGAGACATTAGAGGTCTATGTCGCTAACACCATCTCAAAACTTCTCGTAAGTTTTAGCATTCCTGAAGATTTCGAATACAGATACATTGGGATCGGATATATCTCTGACAGCAGTATATCTGGCGTGGACCTTAACTATTTCTATCCGTATGGGGCGAAGAGTGGTATCAGTTTGAAGTTCGTGGACACTAACAGTGATGGAAACATAGAGATCTCGTAAGGAGGAAGACATGCTGAGTTACAGAATTATCGACCAGGTGCTTGACCACACCGGAGCAATGCAGCGGAAGATTGACGGCACGTGCCTTTCGACTGACACGAAGCCGACAAATGTGGAGAACGGTTCTCAGCTCGTTGAGATGGATACCGGCCTTGTCTACTTCTTCGATGAAGAGAACATGCGCTGGATCCAGTTTGCGTGAGGAGGTGGCCTGCCTTGTTAGATATCGTTTCATATCTCATCGGAAAGAGTAAGGGAGCGTCAAACGTAACCATCGATGGGGACGGCGTCACATATACCGATGCTCACAATGATGGGAACATCGTGATTACGGAGGTGAGTGAATAATGGCAACAAAACCATTACAGACGATCAAGTTCCCTGGGCTTGATGACACATACACTGTTCCGCAGGTTGACAGTACGCTTCAGGTCACTGGTGCTGCTGCGGATGCGAAGAAAACTGGTGACGAAATTGGTCAACTAAATGAGCGTTTATCTGCTGTTGCAACTGTGGTAGTTCCACAACATATTGACCTTATAAATTATCCGAGAGAACAGGGGTATCTTTCTGCGGGTGGTATATTTAATCCCACAACTGGAAATAATGCACAGAAAACAACAAGAGCGATAGAACTAACACCTGGTAATTATACTGTTACATTTGACGGTTATGCTGACAATGTGCATGTTACACATGTCCGTGCAATCGCTATATATAATGAAAATAATGTTTGCACTCAGTACTTACAGGATTATAATTTAGGCGATTTTACAATCGGTCCTAATGACGCATATGTCAGAATTAACACACAGTACACAAGCGTTACTACATATGACTTAACTTCAAACGCTCAGACTTCCGCAAGTATTAAAGAAGATGTTACCATTCCAACTGACAGCACATTGACAGAAAACCGACCGGCAAATGCAAAAAGCGTAGGCGATAAATTATCACTAATTGCACGTATTGACAGTGGGGTAAATATCAATCTTGCGACTTATCCTTATGACCAGGGATACCTGGGCACTAACGGTGTATTCACACCAACTACAGGAGCGAACGCACAGAAAACTACCCAAGCTATAAACCTTGAACCTGGAAAATATACAGTCACTTTTAATGGATACGTCGATGACACACCAGTAAATTACGTTCGTGCTATTGCCGTGTACAATTCAAGTGATGTTTGTACACAGTATTTACAGGGGTATAACCTTAACACATTTACGATGGGAGAAAGTGATGCTTACGTCAGAATAAATACACAGTATACTTCAGCAAACTCTTATATCCTTGCAAAGGAAAGTGCTGTTACACTATCAGCACAAGCTGAAACTGCCGTAAAGAGTCTAGGAAACTATGTACATGCAAGACGTCCTATTATTGCATTTATCCTTGATGGAGAGTATGACGAAAACGATGATATGGAAGCAGTATTTTCTGAACACGGTGTGAACTGTGGTTTTGCTATTCAATATGATACTGCATTTCCTAATAACAGTTTGGCTACCTATTTGAACTGGCAGAGTAAAGGTCATGAAATCCTTGCACACAGTTCACAGGCAGTAGGGACAAACGGAAGTGCTACAGATGCTCAAATAGCAGAGATAGTCAAAAACTCTTATAATACACTTGCAGGATATGGTTTTGCAGTACATGGTTTTGTTGCTTATCAGGGCAACGCAAAGCCAATCACTATTACCAATGTAAAGAAATGGTTTGACTATGGTTGCAATGCCAGTAACCACAGCGGAAGTTATGAGCAGACATATCCCAAACTAACAGAGTCTAACCTGTTCTTTAATGTTGATAATCCGTATAACCTGTGGAGATATTCCATGCAAACATCCACACTAGAACAGATGAAATCAGCAGTTGACAGGTGCTTGTCTGAAACTGGATTGTTATTATTCTATGGTCATGCACAAAGTTCTGTCAGTGATAACTTTACTACAGAAAACCTTGATGCTCTGCTTACCTACATTGAAAGCGTAGGCGGAAATGTACTAGTTCCGTACAAGGCTATAGATGATTACTATTCCATTAGATATGACGATGTTATGAACAACTAAAGACCCATTTAAGTTAGTCAACTAAATACTTTGTTTAGAGGACTAATGTCGTAAAATAAATCTAGACCCGTGTAGGTCTTTCATGTTATACTGAGGCCCAACAACATAAAGAAGGAGTCGAGTTCCTTCCGACCAAAGAATTCACTCGACTCCAGCATCCACTAGGGACAGGTACAGTATAGCATGTCCTCTGTTCTTAGTGCAATAGAACGGAGGTTTTTTTATGGCAAATGGGTTTGTGGACGGATTCTGCCTGCGACTGGCCAACCAGTTTTCACAGGGACAGATTAGGACAATCAGGGAACAACTGGACATCTATTCCATGGGTTTCACTATCACTCAGATAGAGACCGGGACTGTGGCCGTGGATTATGAACTGCCAAAAGAACTGGCGGTCTTCCTGGAAGTCAAGAGACAGGATGGGAGGATGAACAATCGGTCGTATGACCAGTATTACAGTTGCCTGACAAAGCTGCTGTACGACCTGCGTCTTCCTCTACGCAGCATCACGGTAAATCATCTTCGCATGCACATTGCTGGGATCAGCATAAATAAGAGGACGGGCAAGCCTTTATCACAAACTACGCTTGACCAGCGGAAGAGTATCATACGGTCCTTCTTCAGATGGCTTTACGAAGAGGAGTACATCGAAAGCGATCCTTCCACAAGGATAAAGCCGGTCAGAGCAGCATATAAACCGAGAGAGGCTTATGCTGATACACAGATTGAAGCGATCAGAGATTCCTGCAAGAATGACAGGGACCGAGCGATTGTGGACCTGCTGTCTGCTTCTGGAATTCGAGTGGAGGAGTGCTGCCGCCTTGATCGGTCTGACATAGACCTGGAAAAGCGTGAGATTAAAGTCTTTGGCAAAGGCCATAAATATCGTACATCCTTCATTGACGCCAGAACAGTTGTTTCTGTTGAAAAATATCTCAAGAGCAGAGATGACAATGAGGCTCCTCTATTCGTCTCAATCAGACGGCCACATAAGAGGCTTAACACTGGTGCAATCAGAAGGATGCTTGAACGACTGGAACCTGAGTCCGGTGTAGATAACATAATTCCGCATCGCTTCAGACACACGACAGCAACGACAGCAATATCAAATGGCATGCCGGTGGAAAGCGTGCAGGCGATGCTTGGGCATTCTCTGATAAACACGACCATGCGGTACGCACATGTTTCGTATGATAAGGTTAAACGTGACCATGATACATACATGAGGCAGTGACACTTATAGGCTGGAAGCATCCGACAAGGGTGCTTCTTTTTTTACATAATTAAACAAGGAGGGCATGTCCAATGGTATCAATTATCACGCTCATCGCATCGGTAGTTGTTGCTATCATCGGCAGCAATGGTCTGTGGGCATTCATTCAGTACAAAACAGACAAGAAGGACAAGCAATCTGAGAAGATGGACAGTATCGTGGAGAGCATATCAAAACTGTCCGAGAAGATTGACAATAACCAGGCTGTGCTGGCCAGAACCCATATACTTCGTTTCGATGACGAGCTTATGAATGGGATTGATCATTCTCAGGAGTATTTCAGACAGCAACTGGATGATATTGATACTTATGAGAAGTACTGTGACGGCCACCCAGACTTCCGCAATTCTTATGCAGTCTTGGCGATCAAGCATATCAGAGATACTTACCAGCAGTTACTGGAGAAACATGAATTCAAACATTGATATCATAAACGCAAACATTGATACCAAGGAGGACAAAGCATGAGCAACAAGACTTACGACACTCTCAAGGTTGTAGCACTGGTTCTTACCCCCGTCCTTGCTTTTCTTGCGTCCCTCGTGAACATCTGGGGCATCCCGTATGGGGAGCAGATAGTTGCGACCTTGACCGCCCTGGACACCTTGATCGGTGCTGTTGTGGTCGTAGCCAACAAGGCATACAAACCGCCGGAGGAGCCTGCGGAGAGTGAGGAGCAGTAAATCCAGCCTGTATGGCATTCAATATCGGATCTGTGGGAGAGTGTGATGCTCTCCCTTTTTTTATATGGAGGTAACCTATGGGATATAAAATTATCAATAAGGTTTCCAGTAAATATGTCCCAAAATGGGGCAACACGCATCAGTACATTGCAATCCATTATCTTGGAGTGGATGGCCAAAATTATGAATTAGCATCAGATGGCACTGGCGCTCACTATACCATTTATTGGGATGGGACCATCTATCAGAGATGCAGCCATGACGCTATCGTTTGGGCTGTAGGCACTGCTGGCGTATACACGCAGAAGCATCCGTATGCTCGGAATGCAAATACCATCAGCATTGAGATGTGCTGCCATTGTGACGGCAATAAACAATCTGCAGAGGATCCGTACTGGTACTTTACGCAGGAAACACAGGAAGCATGCGTATGGCTAGTCCGTAAGCTGATGGCAGAATTAAATATCCCAGCCAGGAACGTACTGAGGCACTTTGACATCGTCAATAAAACTTGTCCCGCTCCTTACGTCCACAACAACTGCTATAAGGGATCCTGGACTTGGAGTCAGTTCCTTAGGAGTATCGGTGGAACAATCTATGACAACCTCTATCGGGTGAGGGCGTCTTGGAATGATGAGAAGTCTCAGACCGGTGCCTACGAAGTCCTTGACCGTGCCATAGCAGACGCTAATGCGCACCCAGGTTATTCTGTATACGATGCTACCGGAAAAGCTGTTTACACATCCCCTGATGCTGTTTCTGGTGCTGCCGGCATCGCAGATGCTAGTGGCGTGCCGAATAGCAAAGAGCAGTTCATCGCAGAAGTAGCCAATATTGCTGTGGAGCTTTATCCGCAGAACCGGATACTTCCTTCTGTCGTTGTGGCACAATGCTGCCTTGAAACAGGATATGGGATGGGGGCCGACTCTATTGAGCTTGTAAAGAGAAATAATTTACTCGGTATGAAGGTTGACCTTATCAATAACACCTGGAAGTCCGTTTGGGATGGAAAAGAGTTTACAAAGGTTACTCCTGAATACTACAACGGACAGCTAACGTACATCACGGATCATTTCAGAGTATACAAAGACTACCGGAACTGCATCGAAGACTATGAAGCATTCCTGCTTGGTGTAAGAAATGCAAAGGGCTATAAGTATAGTCGCATCAGAGGAATAACAGATCCGGCAACAGTCATTCATACCATCAGAATAGGCACTGGCACATCCGAGCATCCTGAGGGATATTGCACGGACCCGAATTATGAGACAAAGGTCCTCAATATCATCAAGGCCAACGGCTTAACCAAGTACGACAAGATCGCAGAAGAACATAAGGAGGACCCTGTCGAGATGAAGTGGTATCGTGCTGCCAAAGATTATAAGGACGGTCAGTACATCGAGCAGGTCGGTGCATACGCTATTGCAGAGAATGCCATCATCGCAGCAAAGGCAGCCAAGGTAAAAGCATTCGACCCGGACGGCAAACAGATATATCCTGATGTGCCACAGTCTGTCCTTGACCGGTATGTCGTTAGACGGAGATGGTCCGAGGAAAAATATCAGATCGGAGCATTTCATGAACTGAAGAATGCAAAGAAACTGGCAAAGGCCACATGGGGATACAGGGTCTATGATCTCGAAAATCCCGGCAAGGCCATCTACACTCCGAGACTGACAAGGGCGCAGAAGTTGTGCGCTGCATTTGTCAGACTGAACCAGTGGCTTGTCGATGACATCGCAGATGGGGTTGACTGGAGATACTACAATTCCAAGTACATTTCCGAATCGACCTTCTGGAAGACCCGTAAAGCCCACAAATATTATACCAACTGCATGGGTGGCGTAGCATTTGCGATGAAGGAATCCGGCCTGCCTGCATCTGCCTGCTCATGGTACGGTCAGAAGGGTGGTGGCATCCGCTTCCTCAACGACCATGCTATGGCCGACCTTCTTAAATATGCGGATCTGATTAAGATAGGAAACAAGACTCCTGCTCAGTTGGAAGCAGCCGGCATGTTATGCCCTGGAGATATCCTTACCTTCGTAGCACTGAACCATACTTGTGGCTACCTTGGCAATGGATTGTCCTATGACTCCGGTCACGCTTACTGCATTGAGAAGGGTGAGGGCGCTCATTTCGTCAAATGGATTGGTCCGCTGTCCTGGGCGAACTACAAGGTCGGTTATATCATCCGTCTGAGAGACTGACCGCATGTCATGTCGTGTCATGTTTGTGTCATGTAGGCCATCATAAAGTCTTGTTTTAGGCCATAAAATGTTGGAGTGAAAAATAACATGTTGTAGAAAAAACGCCGTAAAATAGGCACTTTCTCGGAAATGGCCTAAAATTCAATATTGCCAAAATTGCTTTAAAACAGTTTCAAGTCCTGTTACCCGCACGCTAAAGGGGCCTAATTTATAGGCCCCTTATTATTTCGTGTCATGTTTCGTGTCATGCTTTGAATCGTGCAGGTTTTTGAAGTGTTCATTCACCTTGTTATTCATCTCTTTACTCTTATCTTCCAATGCATGTCTATAGACCTGTTTTAGCACCCCATCATTCTGCCATCCACCTCTTTGCATGATATAGGCGTCAGGCACTCCGAGTGCATGCTGGATCGATGCTGAGTAATGCCGGAGGTCATGGAAGCGAAAGTGTGGTAGTCCTGCCTTCGTGAGTAGGTCAGCAAAATGATCCGAAATCTGCGAAGGTTTCATGCCGACCACCTGCCCTGTCCGATTCTTCCATCGTTCTGCGACAAAGTCAGGATATTCGATGTACCTATCACCTGCGTAGGACTTGGGCTTCTTTATCACCCATTCGTTGTCTTTGTTCAGAACCATATTCTCGCACACATGAACTATGTTGCCGGAGATGTTCTCATCACGAAGCGCACAGATCTCTCCCCGCCTCATAGGACCAAAAGCAGCCAGCAAGATCGGAAGTTCCATCGCCGTCCCTTCAACATATACCATCAGACGCTTTATTTCGCCTTCTGTTGGGATGTAGAGATTTGGTGGATACTTCCTTGGCAGGACAGTGTGCAAAGCGAAATTGGGACGAAATAGGCCAATCACGGTGGTGATAAAGCCATGAACGTTTCTGATAGTTTTAGGAGACAGTCCATCGGATGCCAGTTCGTTTACCAGGTTCTGTATCTCTTCCTGGGTAATTCTCGATATCTTTGTGTCGGATATGTCTTCAAGATACCTGTTCTTATACCCACTATACTCTCTGACAGTGCTGGCAGACAGGACAGGCGTTCTCTGACTGATGAACTTATCGATGCATTCGCCGAATGTCAAGTCATCAATACCAATGTTATCGGACCGATCATATTTCTTCGCAGCCTTCTCGGCTTCTCTTTGTGTGCGACCAGTGAAGGATTTGTAGTGTTGCTTACCTTTAGAGTCTGTATAGTCGTACACTCTCACTCGCCAACTTCCAGATGGCAGTTGTTTGGCAGTTGCCACAACATCACCCCGCTTTCACGACCACATAGTAATTCGCATCCCGTCTATGCGCTTCTGCTTCGATCTCATCGGCGGTCGCATCCTTATCGAAGTCACCTTCCACTATATGCCCTATCGCATGCAGAAATGACTCCAGGAGCGTCTCATAGTTATAGGACGCATTTAACTTTATTGTGTAAGAGCCGTCAGAATTTCTCCATATATGTTCCGGCATTCCGACCGGCATGTCATCAGCTACCACTACGTTGACTGTTTCGCCGTTGACTGTATAAATCATTCTCACTCCTCTGGATGTTCCAGTTTGAATTGCGCTTTAATGAAATCCATATAGGCTTCGAACTTCTTTGGATCCATCTTCGTCTTGATGTTGTACAGAGACTGCATGTCTTTGTCTTCGAACATCCTCTGCGCTAGTTTGGCGGTCTCTTCGTTGAAGTAATAGGTCTTTTCGAAGGATATCTGCCTATCTAATCCCAAGAGAGTTGCGATATCTATATTAAGATAGTCTGCAATCTTCTGAAGCCTGTCAGACGGAAACTTCCCTTCCTTCAATTTTTTGACGTAGCCGTTCGAGAATCCGCAATCACGTTCGAGTTTAGAGATCGGTATGCCACGTTCCTTACATATTTTGAGTACCAATTCAACGCTATCCATAAGTTCCACCTCTAAAAAAATTCGACTTTGGTCTAAATTTGTGCTTGACAAGATAGAGGTATCTCTATATACTGTTTTTAGAGTTAATTCTAACTCGCAAGCAAATAAATAGAGACATCTCGCAGGTATTTTTCTAAGATGATACTGGTATATACATCTTAGAATAAATTCTACATTTTGTCAAGATAGGAGGTGAAGAAGTGGTCTACGAAATCGTCAAGAAGATTGCCGATGAGAAGGATATGAGCATTCGAGAAATCGAGCAGATGTCCGGCATCGGTAACGGGACAATAGGAAAATGGAGAACGAACAGCCCAAGGCTTGACAGTTTGAAAGCGGTAGCAAAGGTACTTGGCGTTCCCATTTCTGATCTTCTTGGGGAGGAAAAGGGAAATGCCGAGAGTTAAGAGTTTCAACAAGGACCAGACTCACGAGCAGGATATCTCCGAATGGATACACATGGGGGTTTCCTGCAAGACGAAGACGGTCGGCGACTTGGCAAAGAAGGTTGGAATGTCTCCTAGCACGCTGAGTTATCGACTGCAACATCCCGGAACGCTGCGGATGTCAGAGTTCTGGGCGATCGAACGAGTTATAGGAAGTTTGGCAGACTTCCTAATAATTAAGGAGGGAATGAGATGCTGAGACAGGAACTGGCAGAAATGCCGATGGACAAAGGCTTCCATACCGATAGCGGCTACAAACTTTTGCATGCCACAGGGTATGAGTGCTTCAGCACAGCCACCGGTGAATGGTGGAACGAGTATCTGGACGATGAGACTGGAGAGATCTATCTGGGGAGATAGGTTGGCCGGAAAGGGGTTAGCAATGAGGGAGTATGCAAGCATCCTAACAGGGACTGTCGCAACGATGATTTCATCGGACATCCTGTGGAATACGACCGCAAAGCCGATAGAGGATGTCGTATTTATGGCACTGCTCATAGGTGTGGCGGTCGGTATAGGCTTCATGACCTTGACGGAAATGTTTGGCAAGCCAAAGTCAGATCCGGTCAAAGAGAAGCGGTCAAGGAGCAAATTTGTGACACTGGATAACGGGCTGTCTGTCCTTGTCCAGAGATCTTCAAGAAGGAGGAGCGCATGAAGGTACTGGTAGCCAGTATCGCCTTGATTGGCATTCTGGCAGGTAACGTATCTGCTGAGTACGTTACAGCCCCAGAAGGGCTGCGACTCAGATCCGCACCATCCATCGAAGCGGAAGTGCTAGATGTGCTTCCGTTCGCAACAGAGGTGGAAGGGAAAATTAATGGTGACTGGATGAAGACAGAAGCCGGATATCTCAGCACTGAGTATCTGTCTGAGGAAAATCCCTTGGATGAATATGAAGCACTAGGGTCCTGGCTCACAACAGCATACACCCACACAGGATTGGACTGTGCAAACGGTGAATACCCAGAAGCCAATTACACAGTAGCCTGTAACAGTCTTCCAATCGGGACCGAATTATACATCGAAGGCATCGGCTTCCGAACAGTAGAAGACAGAGGCCCATCAAATATGCCGGATGCATGGCTGGACATATTCATGGATGGATACCAGGAATGCGTCTCACATGGTGAGCAGTATCACCGTGTTTGGCAAATAAAAACGCCCTGATGGATGGCGGTCCTAACAGGGCAAGAGATAGAGAATTTTCGTAATGTCTCTATCTCCATATTACTACTTGTTTCTATAAATTTCAACAAAGAATATGGAGGAAAAACAAATGGCAACGAAGAAAGAAAAAGGCGCAATCGAAATCAGACCGTTAGAGATCAGAACGGCAACATTCACGATCAGAGGCATTTCTCCGCTTATCGTTCACGCATGGTCGCACAAGGCGAAGCAGGAGATCCTGGACAAGCAGACACAGAAGACCGGTGGAAAGCCGAAGCACGTGAAAAAGAGTCCCTGTGCTGACTTCATGGATTGTCTCTACTGGCTGACTGACCCGCCTGCAATCATTACCGATGACAGTCTTTCCCGCAACGACATTGATGAGGAAGATGTGGCGCAGCAGTGGATAGATGCAATTAAGAACGGAGCAAAGTTCGGATTTCCGGTGACTGGAATCAAGCAGTCCATCATCATGGGCGCAAAGAGGTCTGGCCTTGATGTGGTAGGAACAGAACTGAAAGGATCCTTCTTCTTGAGTGGAGCTACACCTGCAAGCACTATCGACTATGCAGAGATCGTTACTTCTGAACCGCCAGTAATGCGGGAGGACATGGTGATGGTCGGTGGAATGAGTAAGGTGGCAGATATCCGTTACCGTCCTGAGTTTACGAACTGGGAGATTCCGATTGTCATAAAGTATAACGCTTCTGGGAAATATACACTTGAGCAGATTTTGAACTGCGTGAATGCTGGCGGGTTCGCTTGTGGTATTGGCGAGTGGAGGCCTGAGAAGGATGGCCAGCACGGCATGTATGAACTTGTAACTCAGAAACAGTAATCACAACGGATCGGTGGACTTTCGGCAGGCTTGGCGGGGTATGTCATGGCAGTGTGAGGCACGGCGTTGTTAGGCTTGTCGGGATTCGGCCCGGCCCGGTTTGGTATGGCAGGCAAGGTTAGTTTTGGTGGTGTGTGGTCCGTTCTGGCGAGTTTGTGCTTGGTCTGGTATGGCAGGTAAGGCGAGGCTTGGCGAGGCGGGGGACGGCTTGGTACGGTGAGGCCCGTTGAGGCGTGGCATGGCAGGTTTTGACATGGCAGGCTGGGCGAGGTTAGGTCAGGCGTGGCAGTGTGGGGCTTGTTATGGCAAGGTCCGGCTGTGTAAGGCGTGGCAGGCAAGGTAGTGTATGGCCAGGTAAGGCGGGGTTTGGTCCGTCTTGGTGCGGTGGGTCTAGGTAAGGCCAAGCAGGCATGGAAGCCTAGAAAGGAGAAGAAATGGTCTATAAATGGAAGACTTACGACTATTCAGTGCCTGCACAGGAAGTCGGTGAACGCATTGAAAAACTGGACAAGGAGCATGGCGAAGTGACGCCGGAAATCCTGCTGGAAGACGCAAGGCCAGAGGGGTCTGTTTTACATCCGCTCTATGAGTGGCGTGATGATATCGCAGCGGAAAAGTACAGATTACGGCAGTCTGGAAAAATCTTGCGTGAACTTGTAATCGTTGAAATCGAGCATCCAGAGGTTGGAGAAATTGTACCGGTCAGAGCTTTCGTATCGGTAAGTCCGGGAAACGACAAGGGTAGCTATAGGCCAACTATCGTTGCTCTTTCGAACGAAGAAACCAAAAAGCAGGTATTCAATAACGCTCTTAGAGAACTCAATGCGTTAGAGATGAAATATAAACACCTGGTGGATTTTCCGGAACTGATCAACACCTACATGGCAGGTAGGAACTAAAAAGAATGATTATTGGAGGAAATTAAAATGAAGGAAATGAGGGTAAGAGTCACGCTGTTAGAGGAACTGCTTGGAACAGCAAGCAACAATCGTGAAATACATTCTGAATTCATCGCTAGCAAAGCACCGGACGCCAAGTCTCGTGAGGAAGAGATCGAAGCAATCGGTGTTGATGCGGAAGTGGAGAAGTCCATGACCGTATTCCCCAAGGATGAGAATGGGAGACCGTTCTATTACGACTATCAGTGGAAAGGCGCATTCAAAGACGCTGCCGGCATGCTCCGTAAAGTCCCAAAGACCAAGAGTAGTGGGCTGAAAGCCTACAAAAAACAAATCGATGGCTTGATTTTCATCAACGAAAGGAAGATTCCCATCAACTTCGATGGTGAGATCGGCAACTGCCAGAGACCGCTGAGAGCGCAGACTGCACAGGGTGAGCGGATCTCTCTTGCGAACAGTGAGACTATTCCGGCAGGAGCGACCATGGAGTTCACGATAAAGTGCCTGGTAGACTCCGACATGGAAATCGTCAAAGAGTGGCTGGATTACGGCAAACTGCGTGGCCTTGGTCAGTGGCGCAACTCCGGTAAAGGACGCTTCGACTGGGAAGAGATCGGCTGACCATCACCCTGATTGATATCTTAGGCCTGACCTGCGATAGGGAGGGCCTATAGAACTGCCATGGAGAGGATATGGGATGCCTTGAGATGCTAAGGCAAGGCAAGGAATAGATATGAGATGCCATGGAAGAGCGAAGGAAGGCGTAGGTTTGAAAGGCCATGGAAAGGCACAGCAGTGACTATCTCAGCAATGGAATAGATCAGAGTAGCTGTGGCTTGGCAGAGTGTAGGTTTGCTTTTCAACGCAATGGCGATGCACGGATGCGTAACGCACCGTACGGCTAGGGGGATGCACAGATGCGAGACGCAATGTGA